TTATTGCAGCATTTCAAGGATCGGTTCGACGACGAATACGTTACACCCAATTACGTCGGCGGCATTGGCGACCTGCCCCTCGACGGTTATATTCGTATCACTCACCAGTCCATTGGCGATGATCTGGAACACGCTGTACAACAGGCTGGTGTTCTTGATCCCCTTGCCTTGGGCATGCACTGCATTGGTGTCCGGTCTGACGCTGATAACGGCAGTCAACTCCCATGTGCCGCTATCGCCCGCCGCATAGCTGAGAGACGCGATGGTCGTGCTGCCGAGGCATAGCTTGATATCCTTGGTCCCAGCGGTTCCGGACTTGGAACCGGCTGCTGTGACACGGAAACCGCGCACGACGCCCGAGGTACCCTTCAGGCTCGCTGTCTTGAGGACGGCGTAGCTTGCAGCGCTGGTTTGAACCGCCCCAGACCAGTTGACGCGACCCTTTCGAGCGACGGCCTCCACATAGCCCGTATTGTTGTAGACCCGCGCATCGGGAGACATCGTGACCTGATAGAACCGGTCATTGGGAGTCTCTGCCCCTTCAATGCCAAACTGGTTGTCGTGGACGTAGCACACGCCCACAGCCGCCTGCGCGAACACGCTGTAGCCACCAGACCCGACGGACGGAATAGAACAATTGTGCACGCGCGGCCGGACGCCAGCCAACGTAATCCCGTTCTTGTGCGGATTGATAGACTTGCAGCTGACAGCTTCGCAGTCGTCGCCTAGCCCAAGCAAAATGGCGTCGTCGGCGCCCGCGTCGATGACGTCCACATCACGAAATTTTCCCCGGTGAACCATATAAAACGAAGCACCGCCATAGCTACCGAGGGCTACCTTGACCCTGTTCAGAGTAATGTCGGCGCCATTGTTGATGCCGATACCCAGGACAGGGAGCGCCGCGTTAACCTTGTACTTGGATGCGATTATATCTTCGAACAGGTTATCTGTAACCCAGTCGCAAATATCAAGGAAACGGGCTTCAAAGCTGCCGCGAATGTTTTTGAATACGCTATGGCACAGGCCATTCGTACCGATCATTCCCGAGACATCATCCATCCAGATGTTTTCGTAGGTCTGGTTGACGCCGCAGGGGAACAATGCATACCAGCCGGAGGCCAGGCCCGTTTTCTGCCGCAGCCGCATGTTTTTTACGCCACAGTTCTTGGCCGCCCACATCGGGTCGCCCCGATAGGCATTGAAAGAGCCCGTTAGCCGGCGGATTGTCGGGTTGCCGGACGTCGCCGGATAGTTGTCCCGCAGCGGGTACCGCAATGTAATGACGCCCGTAACAGCATCCAGGTCGGCTACCTCATTGAGATTGAGGTATTTTTCGTGATTGTCGGCCGTAACACCAGTCGACCAGTGTTCGTAACTGGCAATGGCTACGACGTCGCCGACCACGAAGGTCGCGATGTTGGCCAGAGATGCCATTGTCACCTTGTTGGTCCCACGCGAGGCCGACAAGATGTTGTACGCAGTTTCGGCGTAGAGACCGTTATTGGCGGCAATGTCCCCGATGTTTCCGGAAACGATCACACAGCGCTGGAACCCGCTCAAGGCAATGTTGGAGATAAGCGTAGCATATCCCTCGCCAACCAAAATAACATTGTCCATCAGGTTGATGTTGTCGTTTGTATAGTACGTCCCCTTCGGGACATGTACCATGCCGCCACCCATCGCGTGTTTTATGGAGATTGCCCTATTAATTGCCGCAGTGTTTGTCGCTGCTTTAGAAGTGTCTCCATCGCCAACTGCACCGAACTCCGTGACATTCAGAACGTCAAGAAACCGATCCATGGCGGATCTGTCGATGCCGTCATCGTAGACTGGATACACGAGGCCGGCCAACGCCGCCGCCGTGGACCGCTGCAATTCAGCGGACGATGTCCCGCCAGGGCCAACGGAGATAGGGTCGCGGGCAAGAATATTGGCCATCATTGCACCTGCAGAAGTTTGTCGTAGCCATCCTTACCGATGGCAAGGGCACGAACGCCGACGAAGAGAATGCCGTCGATCACAATTACCCCCGCACCCAGCGGGTACGTCCTGAGCGTCGACCCGAGTCGCGACGCGAGAGGCGCGGTCATGGCCATTACTCGGCCATTCTGTCGAGCTTGGCGTATAGGCTCGCGCCTGAACCACCTGTGACGGTTGCCTTGAAGGAGCCGGCCGGCAGAAGCACGGCGATCGCCTTAGCCGCGGTGATTGCAATGGCGCCAGCATCGTCTTCGATGGCGATCCAGGTGGTGCCATCGGGGCCGAGCATTCTCAGGCCAACCGTTGCGCCACCGAACGTACCGGCCACCGAAAAGCAATATCGCCCGGCCAACTGGCAGTTGATGGGAGTTCCGTCGGCGGATGCTCCGTTCAACAACATCGATGAGGTCAATATGTCGCTCATGGTCAGGCTCCCTTCAGATGAACCGAGCCGGCAAAGAGCCGCTCTCGCTCGATTGGTTGGGATACAGAGGCGCCAAAATCAGCCTCTCGATACTGCCAGACCTAGGGTTTCTACGGAGGCGCACGACTTCAGAGCGAGAAAGCGCTACGGCGCCTATCGGGCCTCGATAAGGTCAGGTGGGCCGGGGCCTGCGCTCGCTCGGGTGATGGAATTGTGGGAAGGCGCTCTATATTGGCCCCTTGCTCCATCCTGCCTGAGGTCCTTCGCCTACGCGAAGGATGACAAATTTATATATAAAACAAATAACTAGCCGCTCGTAAGGCTCCGATCTGACTGTCATCCTTCGCGCAGGCAGGGACCTCAGGACGCGAAGGCGCGGCGGCCGATATCAATCACCTCGATAAAACTCAGGCGGGCCGAAGCCCGCCTGCTTACTCTGCCATATGTCCGGGAATCCAATCCGGTGGCGGGCCGCCGAGGGCTTCGGTGAGGCCGTTGCCGGTGGGCACGACATCTTCGGTCGAAACCGCCTTCGGCTTCCTGCCGCGTTTGCGGGCTTCCGGCTTGGCGTCGGCCGGCGGCGGCGTTTCGGCCTCCGGCTCGGGCTCGTCGGAAGCAGCGATGCTTGCGCTGCCCGCCGCCTCCACCCACGACGGCTTCATCTTCATCAGCGCGTCGGGAAGGTCGAAGACCTCCCCGGCGTCGCGGATCTTGCCGCCGAAGTAGCCCTTGCGGACGGCGGTGACGCGCATCAGAGGGCCACGCCGTTCGACTGCACGCCGGCGACGATGCCGGCGGTGATCTTGCCCGTCGTCGGCGCCGTGCCGGTGACCGTGTACTTGAGGCGGCCGTACTGCATGGTGATGCCGCGCGGCAGGTCGTCGCGGGCGATCTGCATGCCGGCCTTGAGCTGGGCCAGCGTGCAGGTGGCGAGCGGGATCACCTTGTCGGGCGTGAAGGTGGTGGTGGTGTCGAGCTCGAGGTCGATCTGCAGCGAGGTCAGGTTGTTGAAGTCTTCCACCACCTGCACCAGCAGGGCCACTTCGCTGCCCTTGCCGGCGTCGAAGGTCTTGATGGCGGGCGAGATCGGGCCGAAGTCGATGGTGTTGGTGGAGGCGGCCGTCGCGGTAACAGGCTGAGCGTCCGAGAACAGCGCCTGATTGTCCAGGATCATGGGAATGTCCTTGAAAAAGCGGGGAGAAAGGCGCCCGCCGAGGCGGGCACTTCAGGATCAGCCAGCAAACGCCGGGAGGGCGGCCTCGGTGTTCAGCAGCGCGTCGGTCTCCCTGATCGGGATGCCGCGATAGGTCAGCACTTCCTTGCCTTCCATGTTGTCGCGCTTGAGGCCGGGGGCGTTGTAGTTGTAGCTGCCGGCGTTGCTGACCAGCGACCGGTCGGACGACTGGGCATCCAGCACTTCCAGCACGTCGCGGTTCATGTAGATGGCGATGCGGCTGGAGGTGGCGTTGAGCCGGCGCGACTGCAGGCGATAGTAGGCCTCACGCAGCAGCTTCCAGATGTCCACCGAACCCGAGAGCATGTCGCTCACATCGATGTTGGCGATGCGGGCGTTGTAGCGCCAGTCCTTGACGAACATGCCGACATGCCAGGAGAACAGCGTCGACTTGACGTAGAACTTGTTGCCGGCGGCATCGAGCGTCACTTCCTCGCCCTTGTCCGACACCTGAACGCCGGTGGGGATGCCCTCGGGCGTGAGCAGCGACGTCGCGTGGTCGCCCCAGGTGACGAACCAGATGGAGGTGTTGTCGGCGCCGCGGCCGCCGCCGTCGATCACCTGGCCGGCGGCGACGTTGGGCTTGGTGGCGTTCGGGCCGTCGTAATAGGCGTTGTAGCGGGCGGCGAGGCCCTTGAACTTCTCCGGCGTGGTGGCGACGTCGTGGTAGAAAATGCCGGTCGCCATCTCCTGGTTCATCGCTTCGAGGAACGGCGCGCTGTCGACGAGCCGCTGCTTGGCGGCGTCCTTGGCGAGCGCCAGCAGGCGCACGTCGATCTCCGAGCGCGCCTCCAGGAAGCCGGTGGTGTCGTCCACCTGCTGCACGGTGGCCTTCGACTGCGGCACGCCCTTGTAGAGGCGGCCCCAGGCGACGGAGGGCAGACCGGTGCGGATCATGTGGCGGTGGGTGGCCTGCTGGTTGCAGACGGTCACCATCGCGTCGTCCAGCACCGGATTCTGCTGCGACAGGATTTCGAGAACCGTGCCCTCGGCGCTCTGCTTCTGCGCGTCGATCAGGTTCGGGTAGTAGGTGCCAACGGTGGCCATGTGTCATTTACCCCTTGGGCTTGTCGCTCGGAAACAGCAGGTGGGCGGCTTCTTGACTGCGCCCTGCCCCAGCCCCGCCGCTCTCCGGTCGGTCTTCAGCGATCGCGTTGCCGACGCGCGCCATGAACCGGATAACTTCGGGGTGGTTTCCGCCGCCACTTTCGGTGAGGAAGGCACGCAGGCCCGGCGTGCCGAAGCGGGCGAGCGCGCCCTGCGCGGTGGCCACCGAAGTGTCCCAGCGGCCGCCGCCGATCTCGCTGTCCTTCTTGGCGCTGTTCACCCAGCCGGTCTGGATATCCGCCCATTCGCGGCTGCCATTGGCAGCTTCGCTCTGGCGGTGGGCGGCGAGAGCCCCGGCCAAAGCCTGGGCCTGACCGCGCGTCAGGCCGATATCCTTCAAGACAGGCGACATCGCCTCGGCCAGCTTCTGGTCGATCGCCATGCCCTCGGGCAGGTTGAAGTCATAGCGGCCGTCGTCGGGCACTTCGTCGGCAAGGTCGGCCGCATCCGTCTCCGGCGCGTCGCCCTCGGCGCCTTCAGGCGGTGAGCCCGCGTCGTCAGCCGGCGCCTCGCTCGGGAACATAAGGCTCTCGGGCGCCGCCCCACCTTCCGGGGCGCCGCCACCCATGCCGTCACCTTCGGGCGCGAACACCGCCGCACCATACATCCATCGCTCAAGCATATTGATCGTCCCCATCCTCGGTTGCGCCGTCCTTGCGAGCGGCCCGTTCCAATTCCTTCGCCTCGCCGCGTTCCAACAGCAGGCGCGGGTAGAGCCGCGCATCGACGAGGTCGAGCTTTTGCAGGATTTCCAGGCCCAGGGATTGCCGGCCCAGGCGATAGCGCTCCGCCGCCTCGCTGCCGGCATCGAAGGCGTTGGCGTAGAGCCCGGCCCGTCCGAGCAGCCAGAACACCACTCGCTTGCCCTCGGCCTTGTCCATCAACAGGCGGAAGGCATCGCGCAGATCCGCCTCCTCCTGCGCCGCGCGTTTCAGCGCCTCGGCATCGCGCGCCTCGCGCGCTTCGAACTCATCGAGCATCGATCACCTATCGTTTTGATTTTGCGCATTTTCTTCACGCGAAAGCGCCCTATATCGACCGATCGTTCCATCCTGCCTGAGGTCCCCGCCTTCGCGGGGATGACAGGAGATTTATATTTAAGAACAATCGGATAGGTGGACGCCTGTCACTATCGAGCTGTCGGATAGATCGGTGCCCCCAACCATCAAGCTGTCGGTAGAAGGCGACCCTAACCATCAAGCCGCCGCATAGATGAGGCCCGTAACGATCAAGTCGTCGGATAGGAAGGCGCCCGTTACTATCAAGCCGTCATCCTTGCGAAAGCGAGGACCTCAGGACGAGAAGGCACAACGGCCGATATCAATCTCCCATTCCTCCAATCCCACCACCACACCGAGCTTTCACGGGTGCCCTATATCGGCCGATCGCCCTATTCTGCCTGAGATCCCCGCCTGCGCGGGGATGACAGCTTTATAAGGATCCACACTCACATATCCGCTTGTTCCCAAATATAAATCTCCTGTCATCCCCGCGAAGGCCGCTTGAATTCGCGCGCGAATTCAAGGTGGACCTCAGGAAGCCGGAGCGAGCGGCCCATATCGGTCTCCACCCCACTACGATCCCCCGATCCCCAACTGCGCCATCAGCTGCTGCGCGGCGGCCGGATCGACACCCGCGTCCTTGCCGGCCCGCACCGCGTCGGCACCGGCGGAGATGGCGGGCGCCACCGTCTTGGCCATCTGGGCCATCTGCGCCTGTTGCTGCTGTTGCGCCCGTGCCTGCCGCGCTTCCTGCACCTTGTCGTCGGCCACCACGATGGCGGCCGGCGCACCGATCATGTCGGCGTAGACGTCGATCGACTGGTCGGCGTCGAGCTTGTCCAGCACCTCGGGCTTCATCGCCGCCCACTGGCCGGCAAACGACACCAGCCGCTCCACGGCGCCGGTGGCCACCGCCTTCTGCGCCTGGGCCAGCGTCGAGATGTATTCCACCGCCAGCCGCTGGTTCTGGATCTCGCGCGGCGGCGGCGGGAACAGGTTGCGCTTGAGCCCGATCTCGAACGCTCGGTCGACGCAGGGCTCCAGCTGGTTGTTGTAGATGTTCTCCAGCACCGGCCCGAGCGCCAGCAGCTTCTCTTCCTTGCGCTCGGCGATCTCGAACTGGTTGCGCGGCTGCACGCCTTCCATGTTGGCCAGCATCAGGAACAGGTCGGCATAGAAGCCCGAGTTGATGCGCTGCCGCGTCTCATTGATGTCCTGGAGCAGCGGCCCGATCTGGGGCGACGCCTCCATCACCGGCCTGAGGCCCTTGCCCGTCGGATCGTCGACAAAGGTGATGGCGCCCGGCAGCAGCGACATCGGGTTGCCATTGAGGCTCGTCGGCCCCTGCAGCGGCGGCCGCGCCAGCTTGGCGATCACCTCCAGCTTGTCGCGCACCATGGCCTGCAGCGACTTCACATCGCCGATCGAATCCATGCCGGGCGACTGCGCGTAACTGTCGTCGCCGCAGACCAGCCACGGCGGGCAGATGATCGGGTTGCTGTCGAAGCCGCTTTCTTCCAGCAGGCCTTCGCCGCTCGATCCGGCGCCGCCCTGGTGCTCCCAATAGTTGGAGAGGAACGGCTTGTTGCGCTTGTCGATCTTCTGCGGATCGCGGCTATGGCGCGGCTCGACGGCGTGCCAGATGTCGAACGTCTGGTCATAGCGGCCGGCGTCATAGGCCGAGCGAACAGACGAAGAGATCGTCTCCAGCCCGAACCGCCGCACGATCTTCTCCACCGACCAGCGGAGCATGCGGTAGAGCGTCGTCGCCCGCCCCTCGGCGTCCCTGGCGATCCAGAAGCGGCCGTGCAGCAGCTGGATCATGTGCAGCGGATCGTCGCCGCCCTCGATCAATATGCCGCAGGACTGGCCGAACAGGCCGATGTCGCCATAGCCCTCGTGGAAGGCGGGGTAGACGTTGGAGCGCTGGAACATCCGCCGCTCGATATTCTCCACCTCGTCCACCCAGAGCTTCACCGGGCCCCACTCGCGCAGCTCGGGATCGGTGGTGGCAAAGCGGAACCAGGGACGGGCCGGCGAGGTGAGGCCGGAGTGCATGCCCGAGGCCAGCGTGCGCCAGGCAAAGGTGCCCGAGGGGTCGAGAATGCGCTTGCGGGAAATGGCCCGCTCGTCGGCCGCTTCGAGGCGCAGCCGGTGCGGCGCCACGAAATCGGCGAGGCCCGTCCAGGTGGATTCCCACGGCTGGCGAACCCGCTTCAGCTCCTCGGCCCGGCGGCGGTGATACTGGACCTGCGTTTCATTGTTGCGCTTTTCAGGCATATGCCGGCGCCTCTCTTCAACTGCTCGAATGGGGTTTCGGCCGGCGGCGGCCGCGCGGCCTCAGGTGCCCAGGACAGTCCTGCCCTTGGCAGCCGTTATGGCGCCATTGCCGCCGCCGCTCTGGCTGACGACCGCGATGGAGGATGGGGTCGTCCTGCTCAGCAGCGTGCCGCCGGAGCGAGACTGAACGAAGACGCGATTGTCGCCGCTCTGGCCGGTGAAGCCGATCGAAGACGATCTGTTGGTTCCGTTCAGCGGCGTTCCGTCGGACCGGGACTGAAGGACGACGTGGTCATCACCGCTCTGGCTGGTGAAGCCGATCTTCGCCCCCTTCAGCGACGAATAGTCCCTGCCGCCGCCGCCTCGAGATGCCATGCACATGGGCTCAAACTCCGAGAACGGTTCTCTGGGTGGCGGCATCCGCCAACACGCCATTGGCGCTGGTCAGAATGGTGGAGGCGCCCGCCCTCAGCTTGTCGGTGGCCCGGCGGGCAGCCGAAGTCTGCACGGCGCCGTTATCCGGCTCCTGCGCCTGGGCGGAGGTCTTGTACTGCTCAACCTTGGGGGTCGAATGGGAAAGGCACATGCTCAAAGCCCCACGTGTGGATCCTATCCTTCGTCCATAAGGCGGTTGAGGTTTCCGGGCTGCGGTTGGCGGCAAACAGGCCGATGCAAAACACTTAAGGCGTGTAAATTCACCACAGACACAATTTCAAGCAGCGAAACGGAGCGTCTTCGGCTAAAGTCGATGCGTGACAGCCAGGGGGCGAGGCATGTTGGCGAGATCGGCACGGATAATCGACGAGAACCTTTGGTTCTATGTCTGCACGGCGTTGCTGGTCGTGGCGCTGGAGACGGTAATCAGGCTCGGGTTTCTCGAGCCTTCCAGCCACGCCGGAATACTCTACGTCTTCGTCTTCATCTTTGTTTTCGTCTATCTCAGCGCGAACCTGCCCTTCGTGATCACGCAACGCATCAAGCTGACCGCCACCGTTAGCCTGCGGGGGCACGGCCGGCTGGCGGCTGGCCTGAAGGTGGCACTGATCGCCGCCATCCTCGTCGGCGTTTCCGTCTACATGCTCTTCAAGGTTCTGCTCGACAGAAAGCCGGTCGCCTTGATGGTCGCCTCCGATTATGCCGCCTTCCTGGCGTTCCTGGTGCCGGCTCTCTCGGCCGTCCTCACACTGCTGGGCAGTTGGGTGCCTGCCGGCATCATGCGCAAAGGCCCCGGCCTCGTTTCAGCCATCCGCCGCGGCGTCATGTCCATTCACACCGTCTATTGGCGGCTGGTTCTTTCATTTGCGTTGTTCGTGTTCCTGGCGTCCCTCCTGGGCACCATCTACGTCATCGTGGCCGGAGATGCGCCTTCTCTGGCCACCGACAGCGGCGGCCCCCAAGCCCTCGGCATCATCTACTGGTACCTCACCACCCTCCTCGGCATGATGCTTTTCACCTACATCAACGTCGTGATCTGCATCTGCTACATGCGCTTCGAAAAGATCGACCTCAGCGCAGCCGCCCAAGCGCCGACCGATGCCTGATCACAGCCAAGCGTGCGCCGCAGCTCCACCATATAAACGGCCGACATTGACCGCCTTGAATTTTCGTGTACGAATATTCACATGATCATCGCGTGGGATGAGCCGAAGCGGCAAACGAACCTCGCCAAGCATGGCCTGGACTTCGCCAACCTGGATGAAGAGTTCTTCCTCGCCGCGAGCATCGTTGAGGCCAAAGAGCGTCGGCTGATGGCCATCGGTTGGTTTCGTGGCGAACTGATCATCGCCGTCGTCTTCGCGCCTCTCGGCACCGAAGCCATTTCGGTCATCTCGATGCGGAGAGCCAGCAACAGGGAAAGGAGCCTGATCCATGACTGAGAAGAAATGGCCTAGCTTCGTCACCAAGGATCTCGGCGACAGCCCTAAGGACGGCGCGGAGATGACGCGTCGCTGGCAGGTCTACGACCGCGAGATGAAAGCCCTGATCGCCGCCGGCGGCGTCCATCAGGATGACGACGGTTGGTGGGTGGACACGGCAACCGGCGAGCTCATCGGCCCGGACCCGGACATCGAGCGCCCGCTGACCTCTGAGGAACTGGCGAAGGCCGTTCCGCTGGCCACAGCACGCCCCGATCTGGCCGACGCCATCAAGCGTGGGCGCGGCCGACCGAAAACCGACAAAGCCAAGGAGGCCGTCACCCTGCGCCTGTCGCCAGAAACGGTCGCCCATTTCAAGGCGATCGGCGGTGCCGACTGGCGCGCCCGCATGAGTGAAGCCCTGGAAAAGACGAGCCGCGCTTCCTGAGCAATCACAGCCCCGCGTGCGGATCATACCGCTCCTCCGCGCCCCGCCGCGCACCCCCGCCCTGCGGCCCGCCACGCTTCACCACCGGCTCGGCAAAGGTCAGTGCCAGCGCATCCGCCCTGTTCGGCGAGGGAATGCCCCGCGCTTTCATGTCGGCCTTGCTTTCCAGCTGGATCTTGCCGTCGAGGCGCGGCACGGTTTCCGGGCCGATCAAATCACCGGAGAGCATGCGGTCGTCGGGGTCGATGGCGCCGCCGTCCTTCAGCCAGCGCTTGACGGTGCCCCACATCTCCGCCCGCTTGTTGAGATAGCCGGGGTCGATGGGCTTGCCGGCGAACCACACCAGCCGCCAATTGCGCCCCATCGTCCGCCCGGCCGAGACGATGCCCGTGCCATAACCGGCGTCGACGAACACCGCGTCGGCCCCCTGGTCGTCCTCGAAACGGGCGATCAGGTTGGCCACTTCCACGTCATTGTCGTTGCGCGGCAGGCTGGCGAGGCTCTTCACCGTCAGGCCCTGGCGCAGCACGATCTCCACGGTGTCGGCGCCGGTCCAGGCGGGGTCGACGCCGATGATCTTGGGCGCGAAGCGATATTGCTCGGGCCGGAGATGCCGCGCCCGCGCCGCCTCCACATCCGCCTCGCTGATGAACTGCATCGGGCTTTGGCTGGGGAACTCGCCACGCACGCGATAGCGCGCCACGTCGCTGTCCTCGCCGCCGGCGTCGTCGACGATCGATTGCAGATAATCCCGGTTGGTGCCCTCCACGCTGCGGCTGTCGATGTGGCGGGTGATCCAGCGGTGGCGGTATTTCCGGAAGCATTCGCGGAAGCGGCCGGCGTTGCGCGTCGGGTTGCCGAAGGCCACCCAGATGATCACCGTGTTCTCGTCGGTCAGCGCGCCCTCGGCCACCTCCCACACCTTGTCGGCGATCGCCGATGCTTCGTCGAACAGCAGCAGGATGATGCGGCCCTGGTTGTGCAGGCCGGCGAAAGCCTCGGTGTTCTCGGCCGACCAGGTGACGAAATCGAGCCGCCAGCTTTCGCCCCGCTTGGGATCGCGGCTGCGGATCGACTGCGCCTGCATGTCGAACCAGTGCGAGGTGACGGCGCGGCGGAACCACAGCCCCACCTCCGGCGCCGTCTTGGTCTGCATCTGCGGCCGCGTGTTGGCGGTGATGACGATGCGGCAATCCGCCCAGCACGACATCGCCCAGTTGCTGAGCATCCCCATCTCGGCCGACTTGCCGATGCCATGCCCCGAGGCGACGGCGATGCGGAGCGGCGTGAAGCGCTTGGCCGGATCGGCCAGATGATCGCGGATCTGCCGGTTGATGTCGCGTTGCCACTGCCGCGGGCCAGGATGCGAGGCCAAATCCCCCTCGCCCCAATCATAGGCCGCCAGCGACCAGCGATCGGGATCATACCGGCACGCGGCGGCCAGGCGGATGATGTCCTCATTGGGGTCGGGAGGGGTGACCAATGCAGCTCGCTCCACCATAAATATTTGATTTATATAAGTGAACTGTCATCCCTGCGAAGGCAGGGACCTCGGGCAGAATGAAACTCCCGGCCGATATCAGGCTCAATGAACCAAGGGCGCATGATACGACCCTCTCGCTCTACCTTCCTGAGGTCCCCGCCTTCGCGGGGATGACAATTATGATATATAAAACAAATGGATAGCTCGGCGCCCCATACTATCAGGCTGTCATCCTTGCGAAAGCGAGGACCTCGGGCAGAATGAAACGAGCGGCCGATATCACGCTCCCTGGACCAAGGGCGCGTGATACCACCCCCTCGCTCTACCGTCCTGAGGTCCTCGCTTTCACAAGGATGACAGCTTGATAGAAAGGGGAGAAAGCTGGAGTGCGCGGGATGCCCGCTCTCTACCGAACGATCGAGAAGCATTGCAGAATGACAGCTTGATGGGGGGCGAACACCTATCAGCTTGTTTTTCCAATATATAATGCTGTCATCCTTGCGAAAGCGAGGACCTCGGGCAGAACGGAGCGAGCGGCCGATATAGCGCTCGAAAAACCAAGGGAGCCTGATACCACCCCCTCGCCCCACCTTCCTGAGGTCCCCGCCTGCGCGGGGATGACAGGAGAATGATAGGAACGGGCGCCCACCTAACCGCGTGCCGCACCTATCAAAACTGCCATCCGCGCATATAAAACTGTCATCCTTGCGAAGGCGAGGACCTCGGGCAGAACGAAACTCCCGGCCGATATAACGCTCTCCGAACCAGGCGATCCCCATCCCCCTCATTCCCCCTCCTCCGCCAACCTTTTCGCCGCCCTTGCCAACCTCTCCCCCAGCCCATCCAGCCCCTTCACCCGCACGGTCTCTTCAAACGCCTTCACCCCGATGTGCTTGCCGATCAGCTCCAGCCGCTTCAGCCGGTCGCTCAGCCGGATCTTCTTGACGAAGCCCACCTGCTCCCTGGCATTGCCGCGGCCCTCGAAGCGCTCTTCGATCTCCACGCCCTGCACCAGGCCCTGCCGCCACACGGCGGGCCACTCGTCCACCGGCTTCAATTTCCCCTCGATGTCATAGAGATCGGCGATATCGGCGGTCGCCTCGTCCACCAGCCGCCCGAGCAGCCAGCCGGCGTCCACTTTTCCGCTGGGCTCGCCATCCATCTCGGGCGGTTGCTGTTTCACCTTGCGCGGCACGGATCACTCCTCGTTTGCCTCGGCGAGACTAGCCGAAGCCGGTTTGTCTCCCGCCGCGCCCAGCACCAGCTTGAAGCCGCGCTGGTAGCCGGCCGCCTCGATGCGCACGCCCGAGCCCTCGATGCGCTTCCTCAGCAGGCAAAGCTGCGTCTTGAAATACTTGCGCGCCGTCTCGTATTCCGGCCCGCCGTCGAAATCGTCGGCATACATCTCGCCGATGATCGCCTCACCGGTCACCGGCTTGCCCTTGCCCTGCCAGACACGGGTGAGGATCGCCTCCTGCTGCGGCGGCAGCTCATAGGCGCGGGCGATCAGGTTGGGCGACAGAACCGGCGCCACCCCACCGCAGCACGGGCAGATGACGCCCGTCTCCGCCGCCGGCACCGCCGCCGCTTCGGCCACCGGCGCATCGGCGCCGAAGCCGGGCAGCCGCTCGCCCAGGCGGATGTTCTCGATGCGGTCGTCCAGCGTGTCGCCATTCCTGGGCAGCAGCACGCGGTCGGTGCCGCCAAAGTGCCAGTTCCACACGAGATAGCGGCGCATGTAGCGGATCACATTGGCCCGGCTGCCGCCCTGGATGGTCCAGATCGGCCCGTCGTCGCGCGTCTTGCGATAGAGCTCGCCGCCCGCCTCCGGCCGACGCCGACCCACCGGGTCGCGCCAATAGAGCTGGCCATTCGGCCGATAGTCGAACAGCTCCCGCGCCGTCTCGCGGCTCATCTGCATGGCCGAGAACCAGGTGTTGGGCACCCCGCCCTCGTCCTCGCCGCCGGCAACCGCCACCGAGCCGCCCCGCCGCTTGCGCGCCGCCGCCGCCTTGGTGGCCACGGTGACGCCCGGCCCGGAAACCCGCGTCACCGGACCCGCTTCGGCGCCATCTGCGAGGTCACTGCCCGCCAGCACCCGGTTCAAAGGCAGGCGGACGTGTTCCATCCCCCGCCCGCCGTCCGACAGATATCCGCCGTCGCGCTCATACTCGTCACCGCGCCCGCCGGCGCGCATCTCGTTCGTCATGTGGTCTGCCAT